CCTTCTGTAGAGAAATCTGAACAGCATCTTTGATCAGTTTCTCTACAGGTCCATACTCGCCCTTCTCAAGATGATCAGCACTCTTAAGAATAGCCCTCTCAAGTTCTTGTCGTTTAGTAAATGATTCAAATTCTTCCAAGAACCAATCATAGTGTCCATCATCAAGTTCTTCTATACGCTCAATAGAAATACCTGTTGTTGCTTTTATCTGCATAGGTTCTGGCATTACATTATACTTTTTCGTATGTTCGACAATAAATTCAGCGACCGGTCGTAACTTACGATCAAAATTATTTGCATTCATAATGTTCATAACGCGGGTATATAATTCTGCGTTAGTAACCATCATTTCTAAAAATAGTTTTTGTACATCAATGTTGTAGTCGTTTATCAAGTTGCTTCCTCTTTATTTCTATTTTTATCTTGCTGTTAGTTGCTGATTGTAAAATACTTAGTAATGTTGGTAGTTTCCCATATTTTACTACAGCATCGTTTACATCTTTAACGTCATCGTCCCAATTTGGAATACTGACGTAAAACCCATAACTTAGTGCTTTATCACATATTTGTAAACCGGTTTTGTCTTGGTCTGGTACAACAATAATCTTTTTATTAAGTGATTTTAGTATGTCTGCCTGTTGATCACTAATTGTATTATGTGTTAGGGCGATACCGTCTATACTTAAAGCATCAAAAATACCTTCAACAACAATACATACTTGCCAACCTTTCTTTTGTAAATCATATCCGAAAACATAACCTTGTTGTTGCTCGTTAATAAATTTCGGTGTACGGTTATCTAAGTACCTACTAGTGTGACCCACTATTTTATTTTCGTATGTGTAGGGAATAATAACACGATTTGATTGCCTACCTTCAGCCTCAGGCGTACACATGAAGGGATATTGTGATACATTAATTTTCCTACTTTTTAAGTACTCTACAAATGGTTTGTGTTTATCATTATTAATATCAATTATCTCTGCGTCTGGTAACGGTAATTCTCTGAATTTTATTTGTTTCTTTTCTTTTTTAACCTTAACAAAATCTAATAAATCCTTGTGCTGTAAACTTTCTAAGTTAAACTTGTTAACATCATCTATATCCATTCCAGACCAGATCAATAGTTGTCTTGTATTTTTTGTAAATTGTTTACCTAACGTAAAGCCAGTTTTAAATCCGCAATTGAAACAATGGTAACTCCAATTCTCACCTTCTTTACGTATACCACCACGACCGCGTTTGTCGGCTTTATGCCCGCGATAGCCACAACAAACTGCGTTGAAACTATGCCAACCGCTCTGAGTAAGTTTTTTCTTGCCTGGAATTAGTTGAAGAATATCAAACACTCAGTAATTATAACAGAGTGTTGTGTAAAAACAAATAGTATTGGTAAATTATCTTGCCAAAATGTTTGTCACTGCGCCAGTGTTACTTGTAAATACCATTCTAACGAAAGGATGGAATCCATGGATAGTGTAACCAACTGTTTCGGTTGTCTCCAAATATTCACTTTCAGTTATTGGATACCAGTCAGTTAATGAACTACTAAATGTACCTTCAATACCAACTGTACCATTATATTCAACTAAATGTGCTTGTATAGTTAATACAGGATTATCCTCTGTATTGATTATAGAACTATAATATGTATTAGCATTTGGGAGTGCATTTGCTATGCTATTGTTTGAATCAAGATTTGGAAAAGGTTGACCTGTTGGGATAGTGACCATTTCGCTAGGAACAAAGCTAGGCAATACGCTATTGAGTATATTAATATCTCCACGTGCACCGCTAGCAGGATCAACGAATACAGGATAGTCAAACTCTCCTACAGGAATCTCTAAACTATAGTGACATTTTTGGGCAGGAATGTCTTCTAGGTCTACTGGATTTAAATGCAGATAGGCTATTCCAGTAAGCGGAAGTTCTAAAGTAAGTGCTTTAGTAATAAGAATCTCAGTACCATCATAGTTTAGTATGCGACACTTTATAGTTTTTCCAGTAATATCTACTGGTTTTTGTTCTTGATTCAAGAACTGAAACTGTATTTTATTATCTACGCCCTTGTGTAGATTTAAGGTTTTAGCATATACTGGCATAAAGGCCCTCGGACTGTTTCCTGATAAAAGGACGACAATCTGACGCTGTGTAAAAAGAAATGCTGCTGTTGAATATCCTACGTTTGTTACAGTCACAGACTATCGCTCCTCAGAGTATTTAGTCGTATAAATTAAATTATTTTTTGGTGACCCAATTATAAATAAAGTCAATGAGTATTGTTGCTAGAGATTTCTTTAAAAAACTTAGTGAGAATCATCCTTTTATAACGGTGGTTTCGTTTGCCAACCAAGATTACGTAGGTATAATCCAAAACCGCGACGACCAATGCACTTCCCTTTATGACTACGGTGCGATAGCAGAAACGATAGTAAAACAAAAGTTTTTAGAACTCGGTGAAATATGGTGGTGGGAGAGCAATCGTCAGATCCCTATAAACATCTTCTTACGTGAAGAGTGGAGTATCTTTAAACCCTACTTAAGAACATTTAATAATAAAAACCTAACTATAGTTCATGGTCCTATTGTCAGTATAAACGAACTTAATAAGCGCAGAACTAAACGCCGCAGTATTACTCTAGTTAAAAAATTACCGTGATTTTTTTCTTCTTTTCTTTGCCATTTCTAAACTAAGTTTTCCAACTCTAGTATCATAGCAAATACCATCCAAATGATCACGTTCATGTTGGAATACTCTTGCGATCAATCCGTTAAATTCAGTAACAATTTCTCCGCCATGAGCATTAAAATAACGCACTTTAATAGTTTCATGTCGTTTAACATTCAACCATAAATTAGGAAAACTTAAACATCCTTCTCGATCCATTACTTCTCCCTGTCCTTCTAATATTTCAGGATTGATACAAGCAAAAAGTTTAGTTTCATTTCCCATTACAAAAATTCTTTTCTTTAATCCTACTTGCGGTCCGGCAAGACCTATGCCATTATTTTCCATCATGGTCTTTGCCATGCTTCTTACTACTTCGCTAGCATCGCCATCTACTGTAAAGTCCCAAGGCTCTGCTGCTTCTCTTAAAACGTTATCGTTTTCTTTTACAAGTTTAAATTCCATTTGATAATAAATTCATATGCACGACCACAAGATGCGCATAGGCAACTGCGTGTGACTTTTTAAAACTATATACGCCTTCTTCTTTTTCCCATATGGTCTTTGATATTTCTGACCAAGGCAATCCTATTAGATGTTTCTTTGCAGGACGAATAACTGCTAGAAACATAGCCAATCTAGGTATACTATTTACTGGTTCCGGCATTTTACAAAGACTATTATAATGATTACTAAGATGAATTAATTTTTCTACAAATGATTGATCATTTAAATTATTCCAATCAGGTTCTTTCATCAACTCTACTAAATGATTTTCATCTTTTACTTGATTATAAACATGAACATTTAGTAAGTCTAATTTAATATAACCCCGTTGTTCAGCTAATTCATAATCAATGGACGCCATATCATTTATAGGATCATAAGGAATGTCTGTGACATAGATACCGGTATTATGTTTTTTAATTTCAGTTTTACGGATACTTGCCTTGGTGTGTTCTATAAGAGATAACAATTTATCTCTATCACCCAAATCAATGTCAATATCACTATTAAACTTCATCCCCATCTCAGTAAAAATACTGTCTCCCATTCTTCATCTTTAATTTCAACATAACATCTTGGCGGATTACCTGCAACTCTGAAAACCCAACTTTCACGATCCTTGCTGCGCCATTCAACAAATTGACTAACGCTACTACTATTATATTTGCTACCATCACTATGATAATTTTCTTGTATATTTTCACATAGCCACTGTAACATTTGCACATAATTGTTGTAAGGTAGTGTGTGCCTGCGCAGAGATTTCACTATAGTATTCACCTCGTTAAACCAAGTTTTTTATAAGCCTGTTGCACAACAATAGCCTGGCGTTCAGCATCATCAACTGCTTTATGACTAGTTACATGCCCGCCATCTTTTAATTTGACCCCTGCAATTTCATAAAGTGTACGGGTATCACGCACAGTATAGAATGGCCAAGGAATAGGATTAGGCTTATCTGTGAATACTTGTCTGAATGCCGTCTCTGCTACCACAACATCGAATGCCGCGCCGTTGCTCCATACTGCTCTACGATTCCATCCGAATTTGTAAAGTTGTTCCAGGCACTCAACAAAGCTAATTCTATCACGATCACCCATAGCCTCTTCTTGTGCTTCTAAAGTTTGTTCACCCCACCACCTTATGGTATCATCATTTATAACACGATTATATTTTTCTGTTTGTTCTTCGATTGTAGGGCGTAATTCTAATCTTTCTACCACTCCTTGCCCATAAGGATCAAAACGAACACAACCAATAGTTAGTATAACACAATAAGGACTTGTGTCCAGTGTTTCCATATCTATCATTATATCATTTGCCATTCTTTAAGTACTCTGCTGCTCTGGTACAACGTTCTGCGTTATCTCCTAAATTACCTAAACCTAAATTACATTTGTGGCATAACCAACCACGAAATGTTTCTTCTTTATGGTCATGATCAAGAACCCATACGGATTTTTTGTTCTTTCCATATGTTACTAGTTCCTCAGCAGAACGCAAGCATATAGGGCACTTGTGATTTTCGGGTATAGGCGGAGCAGTTTTTTTAATTCTTCCTCGGATCTCATTATGTTTTCTAGCACAAGGTCGGCATTCGTAACGTAAATATCCTTTGCTTCCTTCTTTAGAAAACATAGTTACTGGTAGAATCTGTTTACAGATACTACAAAGTTTGGTTTCAATTAATTCATTTGCCATACTTAAGAATATACACTACAAATTTCTTTTCGTCAACTACCTTATAATCATCACTTAACATACCTTCAATATTTTCAGTTGGTCTAAAACCATATTTGTTTTCTAACCACTTCATGTATTCTTTATGGTCTCTGCTACCCGTTTCATTCTTAAATTCTAATTTGAGTTCCTTGAGATTAGTCCAATACTTCCAGCGGGCTTTTCGCTTCTCAATATCAGCATCATCGTCATCATAGTCTTGAAAGTCTTTAGGGACGTTTACCATTGCTAGACCATACATTATCTATTTCTGTTACTTCGTCAATGATGCTTCGGTCAAGGTAATTGAATAACAAAGCAGGACGCTCAATATCACTGGAATTAGGCATACTGCTATGCAATACTCGGCAGTTATACATTAGTAAACTACCCTTAGGCATGTTATGTTGTTTTACGTTACTACTAAACCATTTATCATACACGCCTGTATAACATTTATTGATATCGAAATCACGCTTTTGGCTAAAGGGTACAAGCCCTGTACTACCATTGGTGCTATTCAAATCGTATAATGATACGATGCATTGTATTCCTAATAGTCTAGGATCATAATTCCATTTTTCAAATCTATGCGGAGTATCTACGTGTGGATTGATCCAAGTACTACCTGACTTGATAAACACAGTATCGGACGCATAAAATCTTAAATTAGGAAATTCATGGTAAATTAAATGATCAATCAAGTTTTTGATTTTTATTACTTCAGGAAACGTGCTTACGGTTTGACTCCACCATACACTTATATCTTCTAGATTTTTAATATCATCACGTTCTGCGTAAACTTTTTTACTACTACTTGCACGTACTGGGTAAAGGTCTTTGAGTCTTGTTTTAAAATCTGCTATAAAAATATCAGGTATAAAACTTTCAAGTATAGTATAGCCTTCGCCTGTAGTCAGTTTTGGTTTTAGGTTTCTCATTTTAATATCCGCCTGCACGTAGCAATTCTTTTATTTCTGGTATAATATTTTTATGTTTATTGAATTTAAGTGCCCATTGTTCTGGATTTATATATTCAAATATCATTTTTTGTTGCGTACTATCTAGACTTTCAATGAATTGCATACCACTTTCGCTATGAAATAACATCCATGGACTAATTTTACCTTTTGTAATTTCGTAACAAATTTTATTACGATTGCCAAATCGCAATACATCTTTAGTCAAAAGTTTATCATCCTGAGCTAAGATTACTGTAGTCTCAATACTACGTGCGATTGCATCCAGTGGATCCTCGCTTTTGCAGTAATCAATTACAAATTTTGTATAATGTGTATCACGATTCCAATTATCTATGCCGATTTGATTCTTTAATAACCAATCTACATATCTATTGATTTGTAATACCCCTGCATCAGCACAATAATTACCAAATTTAACAAATGCAGTATAATATGCACTCTTTACAAAGTCACCGTAATCTTTTTTCTTTTTGGTACCGTGTTTAGTATAAAATTGTAACCAAGCATTAAGTCCAATTATATTACCTTTTTTATCTTTATCTTGCCATCTACGTTTGGGTTCACAGATGTGGGTAACTAAAGTAGACTCTTTACTGAATCTACGTTTACAAAATTCGCAACTTAAATTAGTTGCCGCTTGCTTTTTCGTACTCTTGGATGTCATCTTCAGTTATAAAGTTACTCAATGTTTCGATATCTTCTAAATTCATTTCTGGAAACTTATTAGCCAAATATACTTTTTTCTTTTGTTGTGAAACAAATATCTTGCTTATTTCTTCTATAGTTTCACTATCAGCGTTAGGATATGTTTTAGTATAAAAATCTTTGATATCTTTAACTGTGGCGTTACTTTTAAATTTAGTAATTTTTTCTGACAGTTGGGGTATCCATTGCCTAAATTGTTTTCCTTGTTGTGGACTAGCAGCACACAGCATTAACCATTGTAACTTGTGATGCTTGCTGACATTTTCGTTAAACATATGCTTGTTCGCAAATTCATTTCCTGCTAACAAATAGAACTGTTGAATTTCAGTTTTTGATTTAACATACGTTAACCACTTTAGCAGCATATAAGGGTTAAACTTTTGTTGTTGCTCTTCTGTAAGGCTATCATAATAACCATAATCCTTTTTGTCTATAGCAGTTAACGCTCCAAACAAATCAAAGTCTTGGTTTTCTAAAGTTTCGTCAGTAGGTGTCTTTGTTTTCGCCATATACTTCTACTTTAGCACTAGGGCCCCAAACTTTCAAGGCATATTCTTCCGCATCTTCCTTTTCTTCAAACAACATTGGTTGCATCTGGAATTTGCTATCTCCGATAGTGACCCAAAGATAATCATCAATATTTTCATTGATACGTATTTGCACGCCGTACTTCATCAAAACACCTGATTGTAGTCAACGATCTCACAGTTACGGCTTATCTCTTTTACGAAATAAACACAGCGAGGTTTAGGACCATCATCAATCGGCACACATAAGAACTGCCCGTTACGTAATCTAGGAGCATACCAAGTTACATCGTGATAGATATCTACAATCTCTACAGGTAAGAAACTAGGATTGAAACTAGTTAGTGGATTGAATTCAAACGCACTAAAGCCACGATCATTCAAACTACTGAGTGGCAATGTTTCAAGATCACCGTGTTCTTTCTCACCGATTAGTATTTGCCAATCCAATGGCATTTTGACAGTTTTGTTTCCTATCTTTAATACCAGTGCCGCACTATTGAAACTTTCAACAAAGATTAATGGAATATAATGATAGTCTACGTTCTGAGGATTACTATTATCCAGTATAGCAAAACGCAAATCATCAATTTCATCTGGGAGAGTTTCTAAATTGTAATATTTGTTTTCTAATGTTAATATACGCATGTTGTAATTTTACTACAGTTTTTTTTAATAGTCAAGTTTTTCAATACTAAATGGATACTTTGCTTCTTTGTAATATGCTTTGCGTTGTGTCAAATGACGTTTGGCAAACTTACAATCGCTAGTGATATCCCAAATCTCTACGTGATCTTTGTCTTCCGCTTTACGAATACCACGACCGATACTTTGGATTACTCTGACAAATGACTTGCCGGGCTCAATAAGAACAAGATTGAAAATGCGAGGGATATTAATACCCACAGCAGCGACTCCGTAAGTGGCAATAATAACTTTAGTATCAGCAGTCTTAACTTCGTCATATTCTTCTTTACGTTCCGTGAGTTTTGTTTCTCCCGAAATGAATACGCTATCCTTCAATCTACTTTGTAATTCTCGTCCTGCATTTACACGATCAACCAGTACAAGTGTATTACCACTATCTTTAATTTTATCTACTAAAGCTGAAATTTTATCTAAGCGTTTTTCATCTTCAAGCAAATGTTTTAATTCACTTTGATAGTTAGAAAACTCTACCCCATCTTTCATCTGTATGATGTTTACATGGCATTGTGCCAACACACCTTTCTCTTGTAATTCGGCTGCACTCAGTTTACCGATAACGGGTCCTAGACTTACAAGCAAACTCACTTGTTCATACGTAGCCTTAGGTATTGTACCAGTCAGTCCCCAACGTATAGGAATATGACTAAACGGGCCTGTGAGTAATGACTTCAATGCATCTGCTTTAGCCATATGTACTTCGTCGACCATGACGCAGACCACATCCTCAATAAATTCCTTGATACTGATATCTGTATCACCGCTGCGTGTATTCTTTAATAGATTGTTGAGGCTCTGCCAAGTACAGATAGTATGTGTCTTATTGTATTCTTTACGATCACCGAAGTAGACACCAACATCTAATCCAAGATTGATATAGTCTGCTTCTGTCTGCACGACAAGACTTTTATTCGGAACGATCACAATAGTTCTACCATATATCTCTACACTTTTACTCAATGCCGCAGTCATGATAGTCTTACCTGCGCCCGTTGCTACTTCTTGAATACATTGCGGATTCTTCAAAAAGTTATTGATGATCTCTACCTGATAATCACGCAACATTATGGGCTTGCCTGCCTCGACATGTCCTTTAGGCCAAGTTTTATTTGAAAAACTATCCTCTGTAATTTCATCGAAGGTAAATGTAGTCCTGTATTCACGTAGGTCTATTAACTCAATATCATAATCATATTCTTCTAAGATAGGTACAATATCTGTAATTAAGTTTATGTATGTGCTACCTGCAAGGCTGCAGTAACTTACCTTACCATTCCATCTACCAAGACGGACCGCAGGTAGATAACGTGCGCCTGGAACTTCGTGTTCAAACTTGCGCATCAATGCCTTGCGGCAGTCTAACTCAAGACCCTCGATCTTACAGTTGACTTCATCACGAATTATTATCTTTGCTTGTCTCATAAAATCTTAAGTGGGGTATAGTTTTTCAAGTGAATAATCTTATGGCATCTTTTGTAGTCAGATGCGCCTAAATTATGGGCAGTAGTTGACTTAATAAGTACTCCTGACTGCGCACCATCCTTATCGTAAAAATTGTTTTTAATACCGTTTTTAGCTAAAATTTTTGACACTTCTGCTGTGATCTGTTTATTATATATTATTTCTCTGTACGTAAAAACTTGTTTTATATCAAGTAATTTTAACCATTCTATAAGATTTGACAAGTTTTCCAAATCTGTGGTTGCCATATAGTCAGAGGCAAACTTCAACAACTCATTGCCCTTTGTTATCTCGTATGATATCTCTACTCCATATTGACTCAACTCGTATAAAGTTTTTGGAAAGTCGTTAAGTTCAATGTGTTGTATAGCCTGACTTAGATGTTCATTAATGGCTGCAATATAATAATGATCATGTATCTTAACCAATGTAGGATTAAAAATCAACTCATCATAATTCTTTACTATTTCTAATAGTTTTTGAATTTCAGGACAGTATTCAATATTGTCAAAGTGTTTTATAACCAATTGGTTTAACTTTTTAAAATTATGAGTATAAAAAGGACCTTTATATATTTTATTAACCTTGTCCCATGATAAAACATTGTCATCCATTCTTTTAAAATCATTTAAAAACTGTGGATTAAATGGACTTTGAAATATAAGAGTGTTATCTACTAAAGAAATTTTAGGAGTAAGATATGATTGTTTTGTTTCTACAACCTCTACTGTCCATTTTAATTGCTGTAGATGGCTCAAATCGTAATTTAATTTTTTAAATTGCCTTTGATACTTTACAATTAATTTGTCAAAAAGTTTATTTTGATTAGTAGTAATTTGGTTTTTTTCTTGTATGATTTTTATAATATTGTTAAAGAAACCATAATCTTTTTTAGATAGATGTATGTGCCCTTTAATCATAAAATGGAGCAAATTTTCTTTAGTTAGCATCATGTAATTATATTATAAATTTATTTCCTTAACAAATAAAAAGGAGAGGGTCTTTCGACCCTCTCTGAAGCGCACCCCGGAGTGAGTGTTAGGCGCGCTTCATGACTGTTGACTCGGCAAGCGCACGCCAGTTAGCGGGGCTCACCTTGACCAGATCAGCGATCTTGAGGGCCATACGCATACTCAACTCACGCAGTCGAGCCTTGTTGTCCCACATGAACTGCAACACCTGATCGCCCTCATCAAACTCAAACCCGTAGTCACGGAAGAGTCCGCCGTCAGTATCACGATGCACCTGCTTGATACGCAACAACTTGTCACGCTCGGTGTCAATCGTCAAGTCAAGAAAGTGACAACGTGACTGAAGTGCCTCAAGGTGATCCTGCAACTTTTTGCTCTTCAAGTTTTCAAACTTGATATTAGTGATAAAGATGCATGAACCATTGAAGTCGAACGCATCGGGGATACCCTCTCGTCGGAGCATACTGCTGTCAGAGTTCCAATAAATACGCCGACGCTTGCCGCTGTCAAGTGCAGCCTTGAGAATGTTAAGCGACAAATCGTCCATCAGTACCGAGTCACAGTCATCGAACACCAGTACATGGTTCTTGTCACTATGCTTGAACAACGTAGCATAGAGACCAAGAGCCGTCATCGCACCCTTGATGACCTCATACTTGAGGGTCTTACCAGCAAGACGATCAAACATCGACGCCTTTTCCAATTGCTGCTCGACACCGAACGACTTACCAACGCCCGGGGGACCACTGACGATCATTGCACGAATGCCACCATTCGTGGTAGCCTTAGCCATCTC